TTTGGCTAGGGATGAAATAGAAATAAATATCGCTGCCGTCTTTTGTGCGTTCCACATGGAACTTATACGGAATAGATCCTATGTTTTCTGCTCTAGGTGCTCCGAAATAATCATTTCTCGAAACTCTAACAAGTGGATACCTAACTGTATTTAATATATAAACAACATTTTCGGTATCTATTAAATAAGGAACGCTATATTTTTCCTGTCCAGCAACAAAATCAAATTCATATTCATTAAAATATGGAATTGATCCTTGCGTAAATTCTTCTACGGCAAGCGCATCATTTAAAGCCTCGAGTCCTTCCGTTTCCTGAAATCCAGTTACTTCCTGAAATTCAGGTGAAACTACTCCAGCCAAATAATAAGCTCTCGCAATAAGGTGTCTTACCGTAGAAGCCATGATTCAACTCCTAGATATGATCTATATAATATCCAGCATCAATTGTGACGGCATCACTTGCGTTGGATACTTTATATTCAATTGTAGGAACTCCACTATTTAATTTAGCCATAGTAACTAGCTGCCCTTTTTGGACCTCGCTAGCTACTACTCCGCTAAATCCTGTTAAGTCAGCATCCGAACCACCAAAAGACTGAACAAAAACAGAATTACTTGCAGTTGCAGGAGTAAACGAGATGTTTAAACCTATAACTAAATTATCAATAGCGGGATAAGCAACGCTTACATCAATAGGCGTGAAAGCTGTATCATTACCAGCAGTTTTTAAATTTAAAACTGCATCATAGTGATAATAACGCTCGCTATAATCGCCGCTTTGATGAATCTTTAAAAATTCAGCACTGCCGTTAGTTCTCCATACACCAACACGCTTTTTAAGATCATAGCCATATGGCATTACTGGATCAGCAAGAGAAGCAGACAATAAAGCCGCCGGTGCGCTATATCCTGTTTGCTGTCCAATTACGTAGATATAATAAGTTGTAGTATTTGCTAAAGATCCTGAATCTAACCCATTGGCGCCATTTTTAGATGCGTCAATAGTAATATCATCAGGAATAATCAACCCAAATGTAGCCGTTTCGTCCCAGCATCGACCAGCTTTTAAACCAAGTGTTGATACACTTACCCATTCAAGCTGCAAATTTTCGATTTGTGGAAAAGGAATGCCCACTATTGGGCTTAAATTAACTGTAGTTGTCATATTTATTTCTCCAATTAAAGTGGTAACAAAATTCTTGAACAATATTCAGGAATTAAAGTTGATCCCCAAATGGTGTCATGAACAATACCTTTTACATTCTCGCCAAATTTAGAACCGTAAGTAGTCCTAATTGCCGCCCCTGTTTCCGGATCAATAGCGTTTGCTGTCGTAAACGGAGATTGGTCAGGTAATCTAGGCATAGCAAGATATAAAGCGTTGCCAGAACAAATTAAACCTGCCCTATGGCTTGGCATAACACGCGCTTTCATACCTGCAATAATATTTGCATTAATATTTTGATTTTTGCCGCTTACAGCAGACAAGCCTTTACCTTCACTAGCCGCTATAAGCTTAACGACTACTTCAGTTCCAACAGACGCAGCATCAGCAATTACTCTAAATTGAACTGGCTCTGTTGTTGGATAATGACCGATAAACGTTAAAGTGCGCAAATTCTCGTAACCAGAAACGTCAACAAATTCAAGTAAATCACCTTCTTTAATAGCGTTTGCATCATCTGCGCTTGCCCCATCAAATGTTATTTGGGTAATGTTTTGTCCAGACGGGTCATTAGTGCTAAGCACCGTTAACGTATGATTTACAGGCTCATTACCTACTGTTCCAGCTATATGCGTAGGCAATAAATTAGATTGATAATACGTGACTCCAGGGCTTCCGTATTTACCAATTTCCCACGACATTGCTATTTCATTATTTCTATCCGGTACAAATTGACTTAATCCGTTACCTACAATGGCATCCTTAATAACATCTGGAATATAAGATTTAATTCCTCGCTTTACTGAGCCGGTAGTACTAAACCTCGTAATCATCGTTGATAATTGCTGGAAACTGCTTAACGGATCAACAAAACCATCAGTAATACCAGTATAAAAAAACTTATATGGTCCTGAAAGATGTTGCTTTTGCCCAAATGTAGGGGAATTCTCGAACATATCAACAACAGAACTTGTTGCATTTTTAGCAATATCTATTTCTACTTTTGCGCCAAGCTCAGCAATAGATGTCGTTTCATTATCATCTAACGTTTTATCTCCCGTCTTCTCATAATAAAATATTCTTTCTTCGTTAGTCATTGTGTACGAAGTGTTTGCTGCTTGAGTGACCGATAAAGTTTGCTTGCGATCTTCTATCGAATCAAACGTTGCGACTAAACCGTTTGATGCTGTGTGGCGAGATGGCAATTTAAAGCTTACCGACTCCCCCCTATTAGCTATAATATTTTGAAAATTTTCATATTTCTTATTAGCTGTTGAAAGAAAACAGTTAAGGTTCTGCAAATACGCAAGACCATATTGTTGATACGTTTCAACTGCAACTTTGATATTAGTTGGCATTTTATTACCCCTCCAAAAATTAATTTTTTAACTTTTTAGGGATAATGGCTTTATACTTTCATTCCAGGCAGTTTGCGAATTGCGCTTACCGATAGTGAACCATTATCCAAACCTTTGTTAGTGGCTTTGATCTCTCCTAATGGTTCATTCGGAAACTCTTGTTGCTTGGCTTTTTTATTCTCCTCAATAGATTGTGAAAGTTTTTTTAATTCTTTTACAGCGAGTTGAGGCGATCCGCTATTTGCTAAAGTTATAACTTGAGCAAATTTAGACGGATTTGAAGCCATGTCGTACAAGACATCCGCGGTATTTGGTAAACTATTTGCCCACATAGCTATGTGAACATTGTTTCCCAAATTCAGTGCTGAAACTTTTTCATTAAAATCTGAATATGTATCTTTTGCCGCATCTATTTTTTGCGATAATTCTTGCGTTATGCGTTGGGCTTCAATCAAATTAGCGCGATTATCAATCTCATTCTCAACTAATTGCTTTAATTGTTGTTCGTTAGGTTGATTATTTTGACTATTTTGATTGTTTGGAACAGGTGCTTGAGACTGCTCTTTTTTCAAGCTATCTTGCGCATCTTTCAAACCCTCATCATAACCCTGCTTTTTAGCAGAATTAGTCATAACGGCTATTTGCTCGCGATTAAAAATAGGTTTTTTATATCTATCTTCAGTGGGAGCATTATTAGCAGAATTAGAATTGTCACTATTTGATATTGCGGCATCCGTATTGTTTCCGGATTCCGTATTTAGATTCTGATCGGTGTCAGCATTTTCATTAGGCATATCTAACCACTCCTTCGTTTGACTGTTGCCCCGTCACGGTAAACCTCAATACGTGTGAGTAAACGCCTATTTTAACCGCATAGATGCGTAACACCTGACTATATGTCCTATCAGTAATATTAATTATAGATTACTATTCAGAATTGTCAACTTTTTCGTTTTGCAAATCACTTTTTTTATTGATAGCTTCCAAATTATCTTTCCTATGCCTATGCTCCATATCCGCACCTTTTAATGCTAATTCGACCGCCTGACCTGTCCGTTCTGTTTGGGATTTCAAAACTTGAACTGAATTTTGATCTTTTTTATTTTTAGCATCTAACATAATCCTTAACTTTTCGTTTTCAATTTCCGCTTGATCTAATGCTATTTCCGCCTCTTTTATTTGAGCGTCTTGCTCCATCTGCTTAGAGCTTAATTGAATTTTCATTTGTTCATTTTGCTGCTTCATAACATTAGGGTCCGGCTGTTGCTGCTGCTGCTTTTGTTGCTCCTGCTTCTGCCAATTCTCAAACCCAGCTATCAATTTATCAATTCCGTTGATCTCTATATTTTCAAGAATAATTGGTATTCCGGATTGATTTATATATTGAGCGAAACTAGGTAGCATTTTCATTAATTCCATAATTACTTTTAGCTGTCTGTCTTTTTGAATAGATAAATTAGCTCCAGCCTTCACTTCAACTTGCAATGCATTATCAGGATAACGAAAGGTTTTACCGTTTTGATTGATTTTAATAAAATCGTTTTTTCCTTCTTTGTTAACAATCGGCATCGTCCTCGGCGTTGTGTAATATTTTGGAATTAATTTTAAAATTAAATTAGCCGCGCTTGTTAACCCATTCATGAAAGAGACATTATAAGGATTTGCTGAGGCGTTAGACTGCATAG